GCGCTGCAAACCCTCGCCAGTGACCTGCTGGATGAGTACGACTCCGACGTGTCGTCCCGCAAAGAGTGGGCGGAAATGTACGTCAAGGGCCTTGAAGTTCTGGGCATGAAGTACGAAGAGCGTACAGAACCTTGGACCGGTGCCTGCGGGGTGTACTCCACCGTGCTGACAGAAGCTGCGATCCGGTTCCAGTCTGAGACGATCATCGAGACGTTCCCTGCTGCGGGCCCGGTCAAGACCGAAATCATCGGCGCGATCGACAAGCTCAAAGAAGACGCCGCGGAGCGAGTTCGCGATGACATGAACTTCAAACTCACCGAGCAGATGCCTGAGTACCGCCCCGAGCACGAGCGCATGCTGTTCAACTTGGGCTTGGCCGGCGCCGCGTTCAAGAAGGTGTATTTCGACCCGAGCCTGAATCGTCAGGTCTCCTTGTTTGTGCCGGCTGAGGATGTGATTCTCCCTTACGGCTCCACCGGTATCCGCACCGCCGAGCGGGCCACGCACGTACTGCGTAAGACCAAGAACGAAGTCAGGAAACTGCAGGTGTCTGGGTTCTACCGTGATGTTGACTTGGGTGAGCCCAAGCCCTACGTCTCCGACGTAGAAGAGCAAAAGGCCAAGGACACAGGGTTTTCCCTTACCGACGACGATCGGTACCAGTTCTTTGAAGTCCACGTCGACATGGACCTGCCCGGGTACGAAGACGAGAACGAGGTGGCCCTGCCATACGTCATCACGATCGACCGCGGCACCAACGAAGTCTTGTCCGTCTACCGTAACTGGAAGGAAGAGGACGAGGTCAAACTCAAGCGCCAGCACTTCGTGCAGTACGACTACATCCCCGGCTTTGGCGCCTACGGCATCGGTTACATCCACCTGATTGGTGGCTACGCCCGCGCGGGCACGTCGCTGATTCGCCAACTGGTTGACGCCGGCACACTGAGCAACTTGCCCGGTGGCTTGAAGGCCCGCGGCTTGCGTATCAAAGGCGACGACACCCCGATCGCTCCCGGCGAGTTCCGCGACGTTGACGTGACCAGCGGTACAGTGCGCGACAACATCATGCCCCTGCCGTACAAGGAGCCAAGTCAGGTTCTGGCTGCGCTGCTGGACCGCATCACGGATGAGGCCCGCCGTCTGGGTTCGATCGCGGACATGAACATCTCCGACATGAGCGCCAACGCGCCGGTCGGCACCACACTGGCGTTGCTCGAGCGCCAGCTCAAAACCATGTCTGCAGTGCAGGCCCGGGTGCACTTCTCCATGAAGCAGGAATTCAAGCTGCTCAAGGAGATCATCCGCGAGCACACCCCTGTGTCCTACGAGTACAGCCCGGCCGGTGGCAACCGCGCTGCCAAGCAAGCGGACTACGACATGGTGGACGTGATTCCTGTGTCGGACCCCAACAGCTCGACCATGGCCCAGCGGATCATGCAGTACCAAGCTGTGTTCCAGATGTCGCAGGGCGCCCCACAGATTTATGACCTGCCGCAGCTGCACCGCCAGATGGTTGAGGTGCTGGGCATCAAGAACGCCGACAAGCTGATTCCGCTCAAGGAAGACATGAAGCCGAAGGACCCTGTGTTCGAGAACATGGCTGTCATCAACATGAAACCCGTGAAGGCGTTCCAGTATCAGGACCACCAAGCCCACATTCAGGTGCACATGTCTGCCATGCAGGACCCGGAGATCATGAAGCTGATCGGCCAGAACCCACAGGCTCAAGCCATGCAGGCGGCCATGATGGCGCACATTGCGGAGCACGCTGGCTTTGCCTACCGCCAGAAGATCGAGCAGCAGTTGGGTGTCTCGCTGCCCCCAGAGGGCGAAGACTTGCCACCGCAGGTCGAGTTGGCTCTGTCCGGCATGATGGCTCAGGCCGCGCAGCAGGTCCTGCAGGCGAACCAAGCGCAGGCTGCCCAGCAGCAGGCCCAGCAACAGCAGCAAGACCCGTTGGTTCAGATGCAACAGCAGGAATTGCAGATCAAGCAAGGCGAGCTGGCGCTCAAGGAGAAGAAAGTGCAGATCGACGCGGCCGCTCGTGCAGACGAGCTGGAGCTCAAGAAGCAGGCACTGGAAGGCAAGATGGAGCTGGACGGTTTCAAGGCTGGCCAGCAGGCTCAGCAGGCGGAGAAACGTCTGCAGGCCGAGCAAGAGCGCGAAGGTGTCCGCATCGGGGTGGACATCGCCAAGAGCCGCGAAGCGGCGCGCGCCCAACCAAAGAGAGGTGAATGATGGACAGCAAAATTCTTGAAATCCTCCACGCCAAGCTGGAGACCAAACGAAAAGAGCTGACCGAAGATTTGGGAGATGGGGTGGCTAAGGACTACCCCGCCTACCAAAACCTGTGCGGGGTTATCCGGGGTCTGTTGACCGCACAGTCCGAAATCAACGACCTCCTGCGTAGATTGAAAGAAACTGAAGATGACTGAATTTAATGTTGCGGCGGTTGACCTGTCGGGCATCCTGAACACCTCGGCCGAAGAGAAGGCCAAGCAGGTACCCGATCCAGTTACCTTCCATCTCCTGTGCGTCCTCCCGGAGATCGACGAAGAATACGGCAATGGTTTGGTGAAAGCCGGCCAGACGATGCACTTTGAAGAAGTGATGTCGCCCGTGTTGTTCGTGGTCAAGATGGGCCCCGACGCATTCAAGGATGAGAAGCGATTCCCAAGCGGCCCGAGCTGCAAGCAGGGAGACTTCGTATTGGTTCGCCCCAATACGGGCACACGCATTCGCATCCACGGCAAAGAATTCCGCATCATCAATGATGATTCCGTGGAAGCTGTGGTCCAAGACCCCCGCGGTATTACCCGCGCCTAAGGAGCTGACATGACCATGGAACAAACCGAGTTTGAGTTTCCAGACGAACAGGCAACCAATGCTCGCGCTGGCGGCAAGGTGGTGACACCTGAGGCAGACGAGAAGCCGGACATCGAAGTCGTTGACGACACCCCCGAAGTCGACCGTAACCGCAAGCCGATGGTGGACGCGCCTAAGGACGTGACCGACGAGGAACTGGCCAAGTACGACGAGAGCGTGCGTAAGCGCATCCAGCACTTCACCAAGGGCTATCACGACGAGCGCCGGGCCAAAGAAGCCGCCCAGCGTGAGCGCGAGGAGGCCGTGCGTATGGCACAGGCCATCGTTGAGGAGAACAAAAAGCTCAAGGGCACGCTCTCCAACGGTCAAGCTGCGTACATTGAGCAGGCCAAGCTGGTTGCCGCCAACGAGCTCGAAAAAGCCAAGTTGAAGTACAAAGCTGCATACGAAGCCGGCGACTCCGACGCGATGGTTGATGCGCAGGAAGCGCTCACTTCCGCCAAGATGCACGCTGACCGTGTAGATAATTTCCGCGCTACCCCTTTACAACAGGAAGAAACTGCGGTACAAACTCAATCACAGGTTCAACCAGAGCCCCAAGTTGACCCGAAACTGCGCGCGTGGCAAGACCGCAATCCGTGGTGGGGGAGCAACAAGAAGATGACGGCTTACGCTCTTGGCTTTCATTCTGAACTGGTTGACCAAGGAATTACCGTTGGAAGTGACGATTACTACAAGGCAATCGACACCGAAATGCGGGGAAGGTTCTCAGATGCGTTCGAGTCTGAGAAACCGGCGGATGCTGCTCCTTCGCCGAAAACATCGAATGTTGTCGCACCGGCAACGCGGAGTACTGCGCCCCGAAAGGTCGTACTTACCAAATCGCAGGTCGAAATCGCCAAGCGGCTGGGTGTTCCTTTGGAACTCTATGCTCGTAAGGTTGCGGAAGAAATGAGGAAATGAAAATGGCTGAACAGAACCGTCAAAGCAGAGAACTGGCTTCACGCGAAAAAGACGCGCGCCCAACAAAATGGTCGCCTCCCCAGCTTCTGCCCGATCCCACACCGGAGCCGGGCTATGCGTACCGCTGGATTCGTGTCAGTACTCTGAACACAGCTGATCCCATGAACATTTCGTCGAAACTCCGCGAGGGCTGGGAACCCGTGAAGGCGTCTGACCACCCTGAAATTCGTCTGTTTGGCAGCACAAGTGGCCGCTTTCCAGACGCAGTTGAAGTTGGTGGCCTGCTTCTTTGCAAAACCCCAGTTGAGTTTGTGGACCAGCGGAATGCGTATTACAGCGGTCAAGCTGAGTCGCAGATGCAGTCCGTGGACAACAACTACATGCGTGAGAATGATCCCCGTATGCCGATGTTCAAAGAGCGGTCTACAAAGGTCACTTTCGGTACAGGTACGTAAATTTTTTGGAGCTTTAACATGGCAACTACCGCTTCTCCCTACGGGCTTCGCCCGATTAACCGCGTCGATGGCATGCCCTATGCCGGCGCTACCTCGCAGTTTCTGATTAACCCAGCTGGCACCGGCACCAACTTGTTCTACGGTCAAGTTGTTCTGATTGATGCTGACGGTTACATCGCGCTGTCCACCGCCACTGGCGCTGACTTGACTACCAACAACCTCGGCGGTTCAAGCCTTGGCGCCATTGGTGTGTTCGTTGGCTGCTCGTACATCAACGCACAAGGTCAGCAAATCTACGCTCAGTACTACCCCTCCGGCACAACCGGCGTGGTGACTGCATACGTGGTGACTGATGACAGCGTGACTTTCCAAGCTCAGCTGGATGGCACTGTCACCCAAGCCGCTCTTGGTGCCAACACTTTCTTTGCCGCCGTTCAGTCCACCTCTACTGGTTCTACCCGTACAGGCAACTCGACCAGCGCATTGGAGTCTACTGTTGTGACTACTGCCGCCGCGTTCAAAATCATCGGTTTCGCTTCCCCAGTGTCCGATGCTTTCCCAGACGTGCTGGTTAAGTTCAACCCCGGCGCTCACGCCTTCTCTAACGCCGTCGGCATCTAAGGAGTAACTTACCATGGCTATTTCACGCGCACAACTGCTCAAAGAATTGCTTCCCGGTCTGAACGCTTTGTTCGGTATGGAGTACGCACGCTACGGCGAGCAGCACAAAGAAATCTACGAAACCGAGTCCTCGGAGCGTAGCTTTGAAGAAGAAACCAAGCTGTCTGGCTTCCAAGCCGCTCCTGTCAAGAACGAAGGTTCCGCCATCGCTTATGACAACGCGCAAGAAGCATGGACTGCTCGTTACACCCACGAAACCATCGCCATGGGCTTCTCCATCACGGAAGAAGCAGTGGAAGACAACTTGTATGACTCGTTGTCCAGCCGCTACACCAAGGCTCTGGCTCGTGCGATGGCTTACACCAAGCAGGTCAAAGCCGCTGCGATCTTGAACCAAGGTTTCACTGGTTCTGGCAACCCCACCTACGGTGACGGCCAAGTGTTGTTCTCTACTGCTCACCCTCTGGTGTCCGGTGGTACCAACAGCAACCGTCCTTCCACTGCTGCCGACTTGAACGAAACATCGTTGGAAAACGCTGTTATTCAGATCGCTGCTTGGACAGACGAACGTGGTTTGCTGATCGCTGCTAAGCCAAAGAAGTTGATCGTTCCACCAGCACTGCAATTCGTTGCAACCCGCCTGTTGGAAACTGAACTCCGCGTTGGCACTGCTGACAACGATATCAACGCCATCAAGAACAACGGTTCCATCCCCGGTGGTTACACAGTCAACAACTTCTTGACTGACACCAACGCTTGGTTCCTGTTGACTGACGTGCCTAACGGTCTGAAGCACTTCGTGCGTTCGCCTTTGGCAAATTCCATGGACGGGGATTTTGATACGGGTAACGTGCGTTATAAGGCCCGCGAGCGTTATTCGTTCGGCGTGTCCGATCCGCTCGGCGCTTACGGCTCTCCCGGAGCCTAATCCTCACGGATTGAAGGGCCTCTTCGGAGGCCCTTTTCTTTTGGTGTACATTACCAGTATCAAAACTAAGGAGCTGGTATGGACACCACAAACCTGCCCAAGACCCGAGCCGAGGCCAAAGCCATGGGGGTCAAGTACTATTTCACCGGGGAGCCCTGCAAGCATGGCCACATTGCACCGCGCAAGACTAAGGGGGCCTGCGTTGAGTGCTTGAAGGCCGAATGGGCGCAAGCTGCAGAAACCCGGGCCGACTACTTTCGG